GTATTTATGTCAAGCTAACAAATATCAAACATTTCAGGCAAGAAAAAGCCCGCCGAAGCGGGCTTTTTGATTGATGCAATGTACTTCTTGGATTAGAAGAAGGACAAGTTTGAAACAGAGATCTTACCTAGGTAATCACCTGCATTACCAAAGGACGATGCAGTGTTCGTGAGTTCCACATAGCCATACCTGGTCATAAAGCCAACGACTGGTTCGAAGGTGCTTGGATCTAGCACAACACCACTGCTCATCAATGGAACGTATGGGCAGTAGAACGCAGCAGCGTCAGTCTCGCTTGCGCCTTTGTAACCAACTAGCACGTCTGCATTATCTGCAGCGTAGCTGTCAACGTAAACCTTCATCGAGCTGTTCAATGTTCCAACAAACTTAGTGTTAGTTGGAGCCTCGAATGTGCCTTCAGTGGTACGTGCGAATGCGGAGGTAGTTGCAGACTGAAGAACAGTCAATGCAGTTGGGGAAACAACAGCCCAGTTACCAGCACCACGACGAGTACGTTGAGCGATCTTGTTAGCAACACGGTTGATAAGAACAGCAAGTGCAGCGTGCTCATCACCAACGAAAGTTGCAGTACCGCTAACAGCGTTTTGATCAAATGCGCCTTCGTTTGCTGCAAGAGCGCGCAACGAGCCAAGAACTTCTTGGTCGATTTCAACGGTAATTTCTTGTGCTAAAGCAGCCATAATTTCTGCTTCAACATCAAGACCGTGCATTGCTTGTGCGTCTTGTGCAGCTTCAAATGTCCAACGTGCGCTTAGTTTACGAGTACGAGCCTCGACAACTTGCTTCAATAATTGGACGTTGATTTTCTTACCTGGCACACCTTCAAATGTCGAGGTTGCATCAGCTTTACCATTGGTATCACCAGAGTAAGAAGTTGCAATCTTGAACGGGCTTAGTGCTTCGTCACCAGCAACTGTTGGATCAACAGAAGCTGCATTGGTTTCAGCATAACGAACACGCAAGGTGTGAATTTGTGCGACTGGGGAAGTCATTGCCTGCACGCCAACGATCTCGTTAGCGATAACAGTTGGCATAACACGACGGATAACCGGAAGAATCACGCGGTTAAGAGTTGCGATGTTGCCAGATGCAGTAGCACCACCAGTTGCACTTTCTGCCAAGTGCTTGCGAGTATTATCAAGGATAGTACTCATTGTGTTGCGACGTGAGCCCTGTAGACCTTCTAACAGAGCGGATTTGGTCTCGCCCCAACGGCTTTCTAAAAGTTTGGTTGTCATATCATTTTCCTTTATAAAATTAACCAAGAGTTATTTAAGCCCTGCTAAACGCTTGAGCTCAACGACATTGCTGTCGGTACTGTCTGCTTCAGCAACAGGTGCTTTTGCAGTTCTATCACCAGTTACTGCTGAACGGCTTTCGGATAATGTACGCTTGGTAGCACCTGTTTCACCGGATCCATTTAGCACTGCTGGCAAATACTTGTCGTATGCAGCACGGAGTTTATCCGTTTGCACACCTTCTAAGAGGTCAGACATTATGCCTGCTTTCTCTTTGTTTAACGGCTTTAGCAATTCATTCATCATCGACTTGCGTTGTGCGGATTCTTTGATAACACGAATCTCGCGCTCTTTTGACTCGACAAGAGCAGACTTCTCTGCTTGTTGTTTCTTAGATTCAGCAAGTTGACGATCTTTTACTGCTAACACACTGCGAAGTTTCTTGATCTCTTTGTTCTCATTGAGATGAGTCAAAGCAAATTCACCCGCGAATGCTTCAAACAGACGACGGCCAAACATGTTCTCGCGAGCAAGTTGGATATCTTCTTTTAGTTGCGACATTTCTGTCTGCATAGTCTTTGACACTGATTCCTGGACCAGCTTTGCGCTGCGAGCGATGAACTTCTTCTGCATCTCGGCAATCTTTTTCTTACCTTCTGCAACAAGACGAACCTTTGCTTCAACAACTGCTTGGCGGTCTTTAGCAAAGTCACCAATCTCAGACGCTAAGGATTCAATCACAAATGCTTCTAGTTTTGCAATTGCAGCCTCTTGCGCTTTACGATCTTTACGAAGCTCGGTGATTTCTTCAGTCAACTTTGACACTAAGAAGGTGTTGAACTTCTCGGTGGATTCGCGGATTGACTTCTTGAACTGCACGCGCTCTTCAGTTAGTGCTTGCTTGTCGGCAGCAAACTCTGCGAGTTCACTTTTCAACGACTCAGTAACCATTTTGTCTAAAGCCTGTATCATTACACTCTTGTCATGGTCATAACGACGAGCAAACTCCTCTCGTAACTCAGCGCGAACTTGTTCCTTAGCTTCATTGATCTGTTGATCCCATGCTTCGGAAATCGCTACGCGAGTGTCTTCGTTGATGATGCCAGCGTCGAGTAATGGACGTATAGCATTTAGCATATGATTCTCCTATTAAAATTACTGCTATGTACTATCATGGCTTTAACTTCATATCCTTGATAATACGTATTACTGCTTCTTGTAGAAATTTCTGTGCTTTTTTATCAGCCGCAATCTCTAAAACTTTGTGACCATGCTTCATGTTCATCATACCCTCGTAAATTGCTGTAGGGTACGCATTTGGCGCAGATGGTTGGGCAACTATATCAACGGTGATGATCTCAAAACCGCTAACGTGCCCTGTTCTATCATCAACATCACCTGAGCCCCGTGACGAAACACCTAGCTTGACATTGCTTTCTAGCATAGTTTTAACTAGGTTCCCCATCGGAGTCGGTAATATTTTTAGTTTGCCATAACCATTTGGCCCGTCCATCCACATGTCAGTAATCATGTGGGTTACTCGATCTAGGTTAATCTTGAGATCATCTGGATGATCTAACTCACCTAAAACCGAGTATCCACCTTTTAACTGTTCGTTTATAGTCGAGACTGCACGAGAAATTTCATTCACTGGGTAAACTCTTTGGTTAGCGTTTTTGACACCACCTTGAATTACGATACCCTTCATATGCAATTCTTTACCGTCGCTACTAGCTTCGGTGATTATCTTTGCATCATTGAACGAAAGATTTTCTCTTAGGTACGACATAGTTATTTTGCAGTACGCTTATCAGCATATCCTTTGGTGTTTGCACCTGGGGAATTTTCTACCTTGCCGATTAGTTTACCTTCACCTTTTGTGTACTCGTTGGATGGCTTCTTGGTAGCTGCAGTTCCATCTGGATCTTGTTCTTTGCCGCCACGAGCGATATTTTTTGATGTACCACCCATGTCATTTTTGCCTGCAACGACCGAAGATTTGTTAACTGATGTGCTGCGACCTGTACCAACTGTTTGTCCTTCTGAGTTGGCAGGGGTAGCAACTTTTTCGACGTACTCGCGGATCAATGATTCTTCAATTTCATCATCGTCGGAATCAACTTCTGCGTCGTCTTGATGCTCTGGCTCATCACCTTCTTCAGCCATCAACTGGTCGAATTCAGCCTTGAGTTCGTCGATTGCGCTTTCTAGGTCTAGAACGCGATCTTCGAGATCTTCTTCTCCACCTTCAGAATCAACGTCGTCACCAACATCAACGCCTGCGTCGTCGTCTTCAGAATCTAGTTCGTCGAACTCGTCGTCACCTTCAGTGCTAGCATCGTCAACAAAATCAGCAGTAGCTTCGTCGCTAACGCCTTCTTCGTCACCTTCTGCTTCAACAACTTCGTCTTCTTCGTTTGCTAGGCTTTCGTAAATGCTACGGCTCTGTTCTACAACGATTTGATGAAAAAGGGCACGAGCCTTGTCCGTTTCTTCATTAATGATTAGATCAATCAGTTTTTCGTACTTGGTTGACATTATTATCTCCTATATTGTGCCACACTAAATCAGCACAATACTATTTAACAATAATGTTAAAAAAGTAGTGTTTATTGCGGTTTTTTGAGCAGATTTAGGCAAACACAGTGGTGTTTACCAGGAGATGTGACTTAAATTTTAGAACGCGGGACCGGAATCGCCTGCGGGTGCTGCAGCGTACTGTGACTGAACCTTTTCTTTCTTTGTTTCTGCCTCTAAGGTTTTGATGTCGTTAAGAACACGGAGCTTACTTATACGATCTAAAGTTAGTCGTGTTTTGCGGACGTCTGACAAGGTTGTGATTGATTGATCATCCTTGTCAGACTGGTATCCTTTAGGTGGTTCTGAAAAAATTTCAGTGATGTACATACAGTTATTTACCTGGTTGCCTTATATCCCGCCAGGTGCTACACCTTCCGGGCCACCAGCTGCTGGTGTTGGACCAGGCACTACACCTTCAGCGCCTGGCGCTGCATCAGCGCCAGCTTCCATGTCGGCCTCTAGACCTTCGACGTTGCCTAAGTCTGTTGAAATACCGCCAGGTGTTACACCTACAGCACGTAAGTCTTGTGTTTCTGGTTCAGCTTCGTTCTTGTTGTTTTCTTCGGCCCACAGTGTCTCGTTCTCGAGCAACTCTTCTTCAGACAAGCCTAAGTATCTCTTAAGGATGAACCTCTTAGACAGGTATGGCAGTTGTTCAAGTTGGCTGAATGCTTGCACTCTAGCAGCATCTAAATCAATCTGCTGGTACGCTGCGAAGTTTTGCGGCTCATTGAACTCAAGGTTGAATATCGAGCCATCAATGATGATGCCTTTCCATGCCAAGTAGGCTTTGAATTCTTTGTCAAAGGTGTGGGCAATTGCTGCTTGCAATCTCTTGCAGTATTGATTGAATCTCCACTCTTGAATTAGTGCAGTACCAGTCTTACCATCATTAGTAGTTCGATCAGACTCATCAACAGTCGTAGGCAGGTAGCTGCTCGGAATCTTCAAACCACGGAACAACTTGTTCGAGAAGTATCTGAGGTCCGTGATCTCACCAACGTTTGTCCCACCAGCTAAATTTTCTACCGAGGATCCTTTACCTTCCGCACCAACAGGGAAGAAAAAGTCTTCATTCATCTGTATAGGGCTGTACGTCGCGTCAATGATTGAACCACCAGCACCTTGGGATGGCATGCGGCGTTGATGCACTTCGTTCTTGATCTTCTCGACGAATGCCATAGCCATGTGCGTTGGCATGTTACCTACGTCAATCTTAAACACGCGGCGTTCTGGGGCCCGCTGTATCCGGTAGATAATGATTGAGTCTTCTAGAAGCTCTTTTTGTTTGAACACTTTGAACACAGACTCTAGAATACTTATGCCAAATGGCCAGCATGAGTCTAATCCTTCTGACAGGCTAACGT